TAAAACATCGTTGACGAGATCTTCCGACTCATACTCCCACCCATCTGGTAGTGGTTGGCTACCAGAAAAGTATCCGTTTACCGACATGAACTTAATGTCGGCGTTTGGCAACACGTTCCGATCGTCCTGCAACGTGTCGCAATAGTCCGCATCCATTAGGATGTTGCAGCTACAGGCAATGTGTGCCAGATGCGAGATACCGGATTCAGGGTCCAAGTTCTCACCGTCGCGCCATGCATTCAGGTGGCGCATAATCGCATTGATGTATGTTGAAGTGCATACTCCGGTATCGCGCCAGTTGAATGGGCCATACTTTTCTGCGCCGTTTTTATGTACCCACGCAGTCTGCTCCATCGCATAAGGAGGGATCAAGCCGAGTGGTGTTTTCGCAGCACCTGCTGCGCCTTTGGGGTCGTTGTATTGTGTGTTCATAGAGATTGTTTGCCTTTCGGTTGGTCGTCGTTATCAAGGGTCTTCTTGAAGCCGATTCCGGCAGCGACGTGATACACGATGATTCCTTCGGGGTTCATGAATCCGGCTGCGGCTACGCTTCCGTATTTTTTTAAGAATCGAAGAACGTAATCAGCTACGGGCACATCATCGTATGTTTCATCAAATAGGCACCGATCAAGGATAGGTACTACCTTACAGCAGGAGGGCGCTTTTTGCGTGAACTTCGGCGGTGCTGTGGGGTTGTCGCTCGGGATTGCGGAGGTAGGTTGGTCATGCTTGACCCAACGTCCGGCATTGAACAACGAGAAGAAACGCTCGCCGTTCTTGAAGCCGTAGTTCCTTTGTATACCGCTGCCCCACCATTCACCAAAGTGGTGTCCTACGCCTAGCTTTTTGAGTTCGTCGAAGTTGTAATGCATAGCCCATGTAGCAAAGCCGTAATTATCGTCGTTCGGCGTGATCCAACGGGTGCGTGATCCTGCTGCCATGTAGTGCAACTTCCCATCAATGTCAAATACGCCTAATGAATGCTTAGGGATTGGGTGGTCATTGGGAAGTTCCGCAATGTAGATGCTGGCATTGGTGCCATCAATTTTTTCGGTGATGATGCACTCGCGTGATAGGCGAGCCATCTTTGGAAATGGTTTAAATTCAGGTGTCATGGTTTAGGGTAGTTGTCGTTGTTCCAACTGATGATTGCGTGCCACAAAGCGGCGACCACCAATGCCACGAAGATCCAGATCAGTGTAAATATGATTACGTTCATTGCGGGTTTGGTTTGTTTTTATCTAGAGAGGGTCAGCGTGTGGGGTTCTTTACTCACGTTTCCCTGTTTATCGGTCAGGGTGACTTCGATCAAGTCGAACGCTGTTTGTGTTTACGGCTTGCCGCGATAGTAGGGGTGAGCTTTGATCTGTGTGTGCAGGTGTTCGACGAGAGCAGAATCTCGTTCGTTGACTGCGACATCGAACTTCGCCAGCAACGCATCAAGCGGTTCCGGCTTCTTGATCAAATCGTATGCTGCGCGAAATGCTTCGCCCTTTACAGCGCGTGGCAAATCTCCTTTTCCTGCTCCGGTTCCGAATGACATGGTGTGTTGGTTTCGTGTTACGGACAACCAACTACCTGAGATCCGTCAGGCCGTCAATGTTTTTTTCAGAAAAATAATTCGTCCTCCAGAAGAGCGATCAATTCGTTGAACGTCTCAGCAGACTCAAGGATCGTAATGTCCTCAAGATCAAACTCTTGCATCACCATATTCTGAAACACCTCAAATTCTTCTGGCTCAAAGAAAGCTTCGAACTCCGCACGGAAGGGGAACGTAAGACGGTAATTCAAAATATCCTCAAGGATTGCGGAGAGGGCGTCGATAATGTAAAGCCTGTTCATATCTTGTAATGTAAATAGTAATGTGCAATTAGGGCCGCGTCAACCATTCCGTCATGAGGAGTCCTGCTTCGGCTTGTGGCGAGCCAACTCTCTTCGGGCCAGAGGTCATTGGCTACGGCAAGGGCTTTTACTTTGGTCTGCCCTTTTGCAAGCCTCTTGCCCAACTCGACATCCTGCCACTCCTTAACCTGCACCCTGCATACTGGATATTGAATCGTCTCGCAAAGACCTAAGATCTTGCCGAAGGAGATGCTCATGGAGCGCATGGCTTGCGAAGACTTGGCGTGTCTGAGTGGTTCCTCAATAGCAATCAAAGTATTTAGGGGGGAGAAGTGGTCAAGCCAACCCAAAAGACCTCTGACGTAGACTTCGGTTTTGCCACTTGCCTCTTCCGTAGGCATTGCAATTGCTTCAATGACCGCTCCGTTGTGGCTGCTGATGGCACACAAGCCGCCGCTTATGCCGTTATCCACTCCGATAATAGTTTGTATATTACTCATAAAGGACCATTTACCCCAATAATAGCTTGTATATCACCCATAAACGACCGGTAATGCTTTAAGTATTGGTCATTCAACTTCTTCCGCTTCGACAACGACACTCGCCCCGCCGTTTGCGGCTTTGGCATTGTTGAGTATTGAGATATCGATACTCAGACCACCACCGGAATTGCTGCCGCCTTTCGGGTTCAGACCTAAGTTGCGGCGGATTAGTTGGTCAAGCTCGGAAAGTTCACGGACAGTCCTAGGCCCTCGGACGTTCATCATGTTGTCGCGTAGCATTTTAATTGCGGACGCAGCCACATAGGCTTGATACTTATCCGACGGGCTCGCCTGATTCTCAGCAATCTCCAAGAGGGTTTGCTGCTCTTCGTCACGCGCAGAGAGTCTTGAGTCTTCGACGATAGTCGCAGCGACCTCTTCCAGATTCTTTTGAAAGGGTTCTTTCTCAGTCTCTGTCGTAGGCGGTGCAACATTAGCAAGCCACCGACAGACCGTGTCAAAACTAATGCCTAGTTCTTCAGCGATGCGAACTTTCTTCCAGCCCTCTGAAAACAATTGTTTTGCCCTTACAACCCTATCTGCTTTGGCTTGTCGCTTAGTGGCTTCAATCTGAGGGCGGGTTGCCTTTGGTTTTATTTTCTTCCCGAATATTTTGTGCACAACAAGGGAGAGACAAGCGCAAAAACAATTACTTGTCAAACCTTTTTTAATTTAGTAGCCTCCGCTCGTATGGGCCGCGCCAAAAAACAAAATCCAGATAAGGTAACTACGTCAGTATTGGAGCCACGAATTGATGCGGTAAGTAAGAAGATGGATGTTGGGGGCTTCCTTATCCCAATCACCAGCACGCTCACAGCATGTCTGTGGGGCTTTGCAAACCACTCGTCGCCCAAAGCCCGCGAGTTCTATTTCTGGCGCGTTGCAGACATGCTGTGGAACAAGGATGACCTGCCGGAACACATGTTCTTAAGACATCCTTGGGCGGATAAGATCATCCACGAATGCATCAACAACAAATACCTCGCCATCGGGGGTGCGGCTTCATCCGGCAAATCGCATACCCTTGCCGGATACGGGATCATTAGCTGGCTTGCCGCGCCGAGGGACACCCTTGTGCTAATGACATCTACGACTTTGCGGGAAGCTCGTAAGCGGGTGTGGGGTTCCGTGATCTCTTTGCTCTCCGTGATTGACGGCGCACCGATCAATATCCGAGACTCGATTGGTTCCGCCAACTACGTTGATGAGAATGGCCAGACCTTCGACCGCGCCGGATTGTCTCTGATCGCGGCGGAAAAAAGCAGGACACGCGAGGCAATCGGAAAGTTCATCGGCCTTAAGCAAAAACATGTGATCCTAATTGGAGACGAGTTGGGTGAACTCAGCCCCGCCATTAAACAAGCCGCGCTCGCCAACTTGAGCAAGAACCCGCGCTTTGAATTTAAAGGCGCGAGTAACCCGTCAAGTCGCTTCGACGCGTTCGGGGATTGGAGCACGCCGAAAGATGGGTGGGATTCGATCACGCCCGAAGTGGACGACGAGTGGGTTACAAAATGGGGCGGCAAGTATATCCGGCTCGATGGGGAGCGCAGCCCCAACGTATTGGCGGGGCAAACGATCTACCCGTTCTTGCCCACGACAGAGAAAATTGAAGAGGACAAAGCCCTTCTAGGCGAAACGAGTAGGGCCTATTACCGAATGGTGCGTGCCGTGTTCTTTGACTCTGATGAGAACGAGGGTATCTACGGCGAGGCAGAGATGATTAAGTCTGGGGCAACTAAGGTGTGTGAGTTCAGCGGGCCTACAACGCTGATTGCGGGCGTAGATCCGGCCTTCACCAATGGGGGCGACCGAACAGTAATGTACACGGCACGGGTCGGCTCCTTTGCTAATGGGCAATACGGGTTACAGTTTGAGAACTATTACACACTAAATGATGACACGGCTAATAAGGCAGTGCCGCGTACATACCAAATCGTACATCAAATCCGAGATCACTGTTTGAAATTAGGGATCAAACCGGAAAATGTAGCGATTGACTCAACGGGAGCGGGCTCACCCTTTTGCGATGTTCTTGCCGGAGAGTGGTCGGACCAGTTCTTGCGTGTGCAGTTCGGCGGCAAGCCCTCGGATCGGCGTGTGAGTATGAACAGCCAGTTAACGGGGGAGGAGCTTTACACCAACCGTGTCTCAGAACTTTGGTTTGTTGGTAAGGAGTTTATGAGAACCCAGCAGATTTGCGGGATCAATTCGGAACTGGCAAAGGAGATGTGCTCGCGCAGATACGACATGATAAAATCCGGCACGTTGAAGGTGAAGGTTGAATCCAAGGGAGAACTCAAACAAAGATCTGGCCAGTCGCCCGACATTGCAGACGCAGCGTTTATTGCGCTGGATCTTGCAAGGCAGCGGCACGGACTGGTTGCCGTGGACGCCCCGAAAAACCGTGAGCAAGGGGTCTTCGGTATGCGACAGCCGCGCACTCTTCGCGATCTCGACGTCGTCAGCAGGTCTAAACACTCACAGATGATATACGACTAAACCATCCAGAATGGACTTTTCTACACGGGAGGAAAATCTGAAGAGTTTCTCAAACTAGTGTAATTCATAATAATTCAATAATTTATGGGTTTCAAAAAGAAATGAATTAATGAGTTAATATGAATTACCTAAAGGGAAGAATACTTATAGGGTATCCTTTAGCGGTATTTGTTAGAGCTTGCTGACCACCTTATCCCATGCGGGCCAGAAGAGTTCGTCGAGGGCGCGGACGATGGGCTCCTGCTCGTAGTGCTCGCTCCAGCTTACGCCCGAGATGAACAGCGCGGCCTCAACCATTTCGTGGCGTAGCGTCTCGCGGAGGAGTTTCTTGTCCTTAAGTGTTTCCTTATCTAATTCGATGACTTTTGTCTCAGGCAAATACTGCCCGTAAGCCTCCCCTCTCAAATCCTTGACGCGGATAGGAATCCTGTATCCTGCAATTTGAACGCTCTTCGGGACCACTGATGAAGCCTACAGGATTCAGGATACAGGGTCCAGCCCAAAATAAATACTTGCAATTTTGCTTTGAGTGGTGCACGATTCCGTGTGTGTCGATTCAATTCAAAAGAACCCCTGACGGTAAGATTAAATACCGTGGTGAGCTCTTTGCTGGTTTTAATAAACCCAAGAAGGCACCTGCCGGAGACCCTAAGAAGTACGTGGTGCTTGCTAAGGACGGCTCTAAGGTCGCCAAAGTCAAGTTCGGGCAACGCGGCTACGAAGACTACTTGCAGCACGGTGACAACAAACGTCGCGCTAATTTTAAATCTCGCATGAATTGCTCCGAATCGAAAGACAAGACAACCCCTAAGTGGTGGGCTTGCAACTTTAACTGGTAACTTTAATAATTAAAAACTATGTCTGCGAAAGAAAAAACACCCATTCTAAATAGAGGTAAAGCAGTAAGGGCTTATGAACAACTTCAAGCGGACCAAGCTGTAGCGGAAGAGATTGCAAAGAGCGGTGGTGAGATCCCTAAGACGGGCATGAGCCCCACAGGCGTGCCTGAGTACACAATGGGGATGTCCCAAAAGGATAAGTTTTTTTCGGAAGGTCGCGCCCTAGATGCCTCTCAACTAAAAAGATTCGGCGGTGATCGTTTTAAAAGCTTTGGTGACAAAGCCGATTTTGAACGGGCAAAAGCAATGCGTAAACTTACGGGCGGTCAGGCTCTATATGATGACCCCTACCAGTTTGTAGATGATCTTAATAAGTC